GTCTTTAGACAATTGTTGGTAATCAGAACTACCGACCAAGTTTTTCAATACACGAACCGCATTACCTACTGCGCCCGACGAATACCATGCGCCAGGGTCAAGTTTAGTAACAGCCGAGAAACTTTCTTGCAAGTTGCGATTAGCTTCTGCCGTGTTGTTCAAGTGACTTAGCAAGCCTTGACGAAGTTGAACGCCAGCGGTTGTATCAGCAGCTTCAGTAGGGTCTGGAATGCGTGGAATGCGAGGGTCTTGCACTTGATGTGGCAAAGGCGCTGGTGCGCTAGGATTAAACGGACTTCCCATGTCTGCGCCGGTAACAGGTGGTTTACCAGCCTGTACGCCACCAGCAAGACCAAATTCAACCTTTTGAGTTCCAAGGCCAGGCGTAGTTGTAACCGTGCGTCCTTCAGGAGTGACAGCGGTTTGTGTTTGGTAAGTACCAGTTTGACCAGCAGCATCTAAGCCTGCAATATGACGTTGAATCAAGTAAGGGCGCAAACCAGCAGGATTGTTTTGAGCAATATCAATGTACGGCTGCATTAATTGGTCGGCTTGTTCTTCTGGAACGCCTGCTGCCTTGGCTTGAGTTTTACCAAAACTTTTAAGAAATCCAACAAGTTTATTTTTGTCAACTGTATCTGGACTGTTTGTTGCTTGCAAAACAAGTGGGTCATTAATTGCGCCAACATAGCCGCTAGAAATTGTTTGTGCTTTCTTTTGAGCCAAAGACAATTTGGCAGATTCAGCGCCGGTTGCAGCAGTTTCAGCTTCAGAACCAGCCCTAGCAATGCTTGGTGCCAATATACCTTCGGCTGCTGCTGTTTGCGCTGCTTGTTGACGCAATGCCAAAGGATTAACTTGTTGAGCCTGTTGAATCGCTAATTGCTTGGATTGCACATCCAACGGATTGATCTGCTGCGCCTGCTGGTATGCCTGCGCCCCACGCGCCAAGTTCAGCATATCCGCCATTGAAGTCTGTTGTACAGGCTTTACTTCGCTTGCCGCATTGATAAAGTTGTAATCAGGCATTTTTTATCCTTACGGCTGAATCATGTATGCAGGGATGTTTGCATATTGACCCGTTGTTACCAATTGGTTAGTAGGGTTTGCTGCACCTGTTGGACTATTCATAAGGCTTGCCAAGTACCCAGCGTTACCGAGGTTAGCCAGTCCAGTTGCGTTAGCATTAGCAGCGCCAATCTGACCAGAGCCAAGAGCGCCAGCAGCTCCTACGCCGAGTTGACCGATTGCATTTGTTGCGTTTGTGCCTGCGGCGTTTACAGCAGTTTGTCCTTGTTGACCAAGGCCAGCGATACCTGCAAGGCGGTTGTAGATGTTAGTTTGCTGATTCTGATAGTTGTTGAACGCATTCTGATACGCATTAGAAGCGTAATCTTCTGCAAACTTGGTTCCTGCAATCCCAATGTTAGAACCGCCACCGCCAGCGTTTAATGCTTGGTTCTGAGCGCCAAGACCTTGGTTTAACATGAACTGATAGTTAGGCGCAAGATTAGATTTAAGTTGCTCTGGGCCAAACGTCTGAGTCAAAGAACCAGTTCCTGCAACTGTGCCAATCGGCTTACCTTGGGCGTCGTATTGCTGGTTTTGGCCAGGCAACATAGAACCAAGTGTATTAAGCGCAGAGTAACCAACGGCACGCGACGGTGCTTGTTGCTGGTTAATCAGGTTAAAGTTAGCTTGTTGCTGCGCCTGTGCTGATTGCGCTGCATTGGCTTGTGTTTGAGCAGCATTTTGCGCGGCATTAGCTTGCCCTTGTGAACCCAAGTAATTAAGAACCGCAGAGCCTCCAAGAGCAAGTTCTGTTCCGCTCAAACCACTAACAGCCGCAACAATCCAAGTCATGTTATCACCTTTAATTTCAATTTGTTATCAGAATCAAACAAAGCCAAATCATCGGGTTCGATAAGCTCTTTTTCGATTTCATCCAGATCAGTTTTGTCTGTTTTATGGATGGTTATCCCAATAGAATCCACTACAGACAGCGTAACTCTTTTTGTGCCAGGCTGTGATTCAACAACATCACCGGCGTACAAGTGTTTCATACCGTGTTCAGTCCACGCAATTATCTCACCTTTGGCGCATAAAAAGAAATGCGGTTCCTTATGAACCTTGCCAACAATTAGGGTTCCTGCGGGTCTGGCAACCTTGCGGCAGTACATACCGGCAGAAAAATAATGCTCTGTTTGCAGTTCTTGCTGCGGCATCTTGGACATTTCAGTCTGAAGACGCTTAATTTGCTCTTGCGTTGGAACTTCAAGGATGACTTGAGGAATCAATTTTCCCCCTCCTCTGCCTTCAAATTAGCAGAAACAATGACCGCTTTAACAGGGTCTGTAATCACCACTTCAAAGATTCGGTCACGCGCAGTCCCTAAACGCCGCCAGATGGCACGATTGCGGTACTTTCCCACCCTGCCAATGCTAACCCAATGCTCATTAGAGTAAGTCGAGCCACCGTCGTTTGACCAACGCAACATGGCTTGCGGGTCTTGGCCTTGTCCGACTTCTAAGCCAACGCCAGGCTGGAATTGAATCTGCAACTCTGCAAAGTATTGCCGCTGCAAGTCTGTCACTAGATGCGGAGCGCGACGTAGCCTGCGGATGGTGTCTCCATTGTCCGTGTAGACTGCATTGTCCAACTGATAGATTTTACCGTTCTGGTAGTCGCCAACCAAATACACGTTGTTAAAGATAGCGCCGCAATTGGAACGATGGCGGTTGTACTGCGAACCATCCCACGATAGCCACTTGTGCCATGCCTGAGTTGTAATGTCGTACACCCAAGTCAAGTTGATTGAGGGAAAGGTAACAACGTAAAACTCATGGCCTTCTAGCTGATAAGTGTAGGCAACCGCATCAGAAATCTTTTGATTCATTAACGTTTGTTCTACAGCGTAAGTAGATAGGCGTTTAAATGCGTAGCCTTCCATGACGCCAATGATGGCTTGACCACGATTGTCTTGGCTGACAAAGCAAAACTGTTCACCAAATCGAGCAACAGAAAACCTAGCGGCAATACCGTGCTGCGAACTGGTGCCAGGGATACGTTGGAAAGGAAACGAAATAATTCCGTTAATCACATTGCCGATATCAGTCCAAACTTCGGTGGTGAATTCACCAAGCAATGACACTTGGCGACGGTCAACGATAAGAGACACTAGCGGGTCAGGAGAGCCATCTTTAGCTCCGTAATACGCATTAGAAGACGTTACTAGTCCAAGGTCAGTAGCTGCCCAAAGTTGCGTGTTTGGCTGATTGTAGATGATGTAGTTGTCCACCACTTCGCATACATCTGCACCTTGCCACGGGCCATCAGTAGCCGGAAGCGTTGCAAAAGTGTTTGTAGACGCTACCCAATAGTACCGATTAACACCGTCCACAATGTAGGCATTCAAGCCGGTGTTGGACATGATGTTGTCGGTGATGCCAACGCGACCTGACGATGTGGTTAATGTTCCTACTTTTGTTGCAACGTAAGAATTGTTTACGGAATAAACGTATGGGCCAACAACAATAATTAGATAAGCGCCACCGGACAAGGTACGCATTCCACGCACTTCATTGTTGTCCAGTTGAAGGATTTGGGTTAGACCTGGCGTTGGATAAAGCGCAACAATCCCACGGCTACCTTGAGGCTTGGTTAGGTCAACTTCTGGAAAGAAATTGATACACTCCTGCGCGTCTTGATAGATGGACGGTGCTTCGTAGCTTTGACCAACAAAACCAAAATCAGCCATTTTTTATCCTTAGTTAGCATCAATCTGTTAACGTAAGAAACCCCCCGAAAGTATCCAACCAGCATCTTTACTGCGTCCAACCAGCAGCGCATCAGCGTAACGGGCAACAGGAGGCGGCTTCATGTTTGTGCGCTTGATTGTAGCTTTTGCTTGACCGGCAAATTTCATAATCATCTGAATCTGCGTCTGTGAAGCCTTGCCGTACATGGGCATTAGTCGTTCAGCTAAGCACCAGCGCAGAGCCATCAAGTAGCCTTGCGGCAAGACAATATTGTCCGACAAAGAGCTATACCGCGAAAACAACGTATCGCAGAACATATGAACTTCACCTTGCGCTGGATTAGGCCATAGAAAGATGTTTCCAAGCGTTTCAGCAGGCTGATAGTATAAAGCCTTGGGCCAAGGGCCGTTCAGCGTTTTAAGGCCGATTAAAGCGTAGTCTTCGTAATTCAATACAGCCATTGGGTAGTCCAAACCACCGTTGACAATAGGCGTACCGTTAGAGTTAGTGTTAACCCTTACAAAACAGGAATTGATTGTCAGAGGACGCTGATAGTAAGCAGAGATAGTAGTGCTGGCTACAGTTTGAAAAATGTTGACGGTATAGGTTCCAGCTTCGTTGATGTTGCCACCAGCGCCGGTGTTCATTGCCACAATGGTGGTTCCAGCAGCAATGCCAGTTCCAGTCAAGGTTTGACCAATAGCAAGCGCACCAGACGTAATGCCGGTGACGGTAAGGGTAAATCCTGAGATGGAGCCTGTAAAACTTGCGCCGATTTCACCGCCAGGCCCAATCGTGTATTGCGTCTGGCCTGAAACAATCGGAAAGATGATTTCAGACTTGTAATAGACCATCATCTGTTCGTTTGACCATTGGTCGCACATATCGTTGAGCATATCAAAAGCGTCTTGTGCGGCTTCTGACGTAGGCGTTTCACCCGCTTCAAGTGCGCCAATATCTTTCAGAGCGCGGCTGATGATGTCTATTGGCTTGGTCATGGCGTTCCTTCATGTTGCGCTGCAATACGCGCTTGCTCTGCCTGATAAGCAGCAATCACTTCAGCCGTGTGTACTGTAGCGCAGATCGCTTGTACTTTGGCATCCTCGCCACTGTAGTCATCGCCAGGTTTAAAGTAGTTGCCTTTGACGCCATCAGCAAATGGTTGACCATCTTCAAGGACAGTCACCACATAGCGCACAGCGACAGTGTGGTCAGCCAATACTTCAATGCGGTCAACAACGGTTTGTTTTTCAAACATGGTTTTTCCTTATGCTGGTGTAACGGACGTAGAGCCATCTACAACATACCATTTATCAACAGCAGCAGAACCTTCGGCACGCATTAGCCGATGGTTTGTTGTATCCCAAATAAATAGCCCTTCATATTTGCCGACAGTATTTACTGTTGCTGTAGCACTGGCAATATTAGCTGCTGAAACACTTTGCGTGTCAATCATTGACCAAGAAACTTTAGTAAGTGACATGGCATTCCTTAAACAAAATAGGTTGCTGAAAACGTAAGCGTTCCGGTGGCAGCAATTGCACCGGCAGAAGTTACGTTTGTGCTTGTGCAAATAATTGCAGCAAAAGAAGTTAAAGCTGCATTAGTTATATTTCCATGCCCAGAAGTTACAACAGTAAACGGCAAATTTGTTGTAATTATCCCCGCCGCAGCCAAAGCAACGCTTGTTGCGCCAGTAACAGTACCGCTTACTATAACTTCGCGGCCGATGCGGGTGTATTTACCAGTAGAGCTAAATGCGCCTATAACCGTAAGACCACTGCCTTGAGCAGGCGTCCAAGTGCCTTCTTCATACCAGTTCAGCAACTGGCTTGTCATACCCGCTGCGGGGGTGTTGGCGGTGAAGTTTATGCCGTTTCCTGCAACTGTGGGGACAAAGTTGTAATCAGAATTTAACTTACTGTTTAAATGATCTACAGAAACTTTTGTAGTGCCCGCAGCGTTATAAAAACGGCATAGATCGGTAAATTGAAACACCATGTCATGGTTACTACCAATCGAATACAAAGTTAATGCTGGCCTACCTGCGCCCGTTGTGTAGCCTGCGTAAACTTTTTGCGTTGCGCCAGAGTTTACGCTGTATGAAATATCTGTTCCTGCGGTCACAGCCGATGCGCCAACTGTTATGTTAGTTGTAGCAAAAGACAAACCTTGCACGGCGCGGCCAGCAGTTAAGTTAGCAACACTAACTTGTTTAGTTGCACTGCTTTGAACAACAGGCAAAGTTTCTGTACCCGCCAAAGGCGTAGTAGCAGAAGTTAGTGCTGATATTTTACTATTAGACATTTAGTTTGCAGCTAAAACAAAAGCAAGCAACTCATCATAACGAATGCCCAATTGAGTTACAGCAACAGCATTTTGGCTTGTTGATGTATATGCAATACCAGCTTCATCTTGTTTTTGTCCATTAACTTCATACCAAGTGTCAGAACAAAATATTCCATAGTGCGTAGCATCAAGTCCGTTGGCTGCAAAGGCTGCTTGGACTTCTTGAGCAATAACACCAATATGAATCCGAGCAGTATCGCCTTTTTTAGCAACAGCAGAATTCCATTTAAAAGTTTTGAATAAGCCTTTAATTGATTTAGCTACAGCTTGTTCCGCTGTACTTAAACTTCCAATAATAGTTTTTTGCGTTTCATCTGAAGTGTTAATTGTTCCTGTTGTAGCGTAAACCGTAGTAAACCTATGGCCGGCATCTCCCAAAGAATAAGAGTTGTCTGTAATTGGCTGTACGTTATAGCCAAAAGATACAACACTATTAATATTGTCAACACCAAACCTATAGTTATTTGAAACGTCGAAATGTCGTTCAATCCCTTGAGTTTGAATAACCAAATCTTGACTAGACGAACCGGTGCTTGTCAATAGAATAGCAGGTCGTCCTGACCCACCTGGAACAGTTCCCGCACTTAAAGAGCCCGTAACAGAAGCTAAAGTACCAAACTGAAAAGCACTCATTCCATACGGTACAACAAACTGTCCGTTATGGGAAACTAAAACTTTAGAAGCTGAATTACCACTGAAGTTAAATGGCGCAGTTGATGTTACTGTTGTTGTAGTGTAGTTGTTATAGTCAAGCCACACTTGTGCTGAATAACCATCAGTGGTTAACAATGTTGCTGTTGTAGAGCAACCGCTATTAAAAGAAATGCCTCTTAGATTAGCATTGACACAATGTTCTAGGCCAATGTTATTTCCTGAACCACATGGGGATGCTGTTTGAAAAGAATCAACAGTGGCATGATAACAAGCTCTTGCGTAAACACCACCATCAGCAACACCAAGCCTAAAATCTTGCGTTGTATTTCTTTCGCAATATGTATTGTAAGCAGCAAACTCATATGCGTTTTCAACCCACACACCCCAAGACCCACCTTGATAAGCACAGCCTAAAGAGGTGACATTATGAATAGCTGTAGAACTTAAATTTCCTAAACTTTGAGTTCCATTAATACCAAGTCCAGTTGTATTGTTATCAAACAAGCAGTTAATTACTTGCGTAGAATGTGAAGCTGCAACTAATACAATGCCTTGATAGTTAGTTTGGAAAACGCAGTTTTGAATATTACTACAATAAGAACCACTTAAATAAACGGCAGTGCTAAATCCTGTAAAAAAGCAATTATTAATAGTAATAAAAGGGGCATTGTTTATAATATTTACAGCAATTCCTGTTCTAGATACTCCTTGAAATCTTAAATTTTCAAAACGAATCCGACCAGGATAGCCATCGCTTGCAGTTAACACAAAAGCATTTACACCAGAACCAACACTAATAATTGCACCTTCGCCTGAGTGTATTTGTTGGGGTAATAGTGTCACGCTGCTAGAAATTAAATAAGTTCCAGCGGGGTAGTAAATTAAAGAGTTTTGACCAGCAGCATTGATTGCACTTTGAATAGCTGCTGTATCGTCAGTTGTACCATTACCCGTAGCACCAAAGTCCATCACACTAACAGTTTGACGCAATTTAGCCTGCACATTGGTTAAAACAGCACCAATGCCAGCGGGTTGATAGGTGACAAGGTTAGATGCGGTGACACCAGCCGACAACGTGACAGCAGTAGTGAATTTCACCAATGCGCCAACGTGCAAACCTTGCGTAAACGTTACCGTGGTGCTATTTGTTTCTGTGTAGCTATAAGACGAACCATCGTACTGGTTAACGCCATCTACAAAGACTTGCAGCGTATTTGTGCCTGGCGTATAACTAAAACCACCAGTAAGCGTAAAAACTGTTTGTCCAGCGGTTGCCGTTTGGATTTGTTCTTGGCCTGAGTAGTTAACAAAATTGGAGTTGATACCCGTTATGTTGTCGTAAGTTCCAATGGTTGCGCCAACAGAGTTTTGCAGGACAAATTTGTACTGAACGCCACTACTAAGCCAGATTTCACCGCCAGGCACACGCCCAGAAGCGTCCAAAATAATGGGATTAGCACTTGCAATTGTTCCTGCGACACTGGTGTAGGTGGCTTGAGGAGTGCTTGTGCCTGCTGCATAGGTGTAAATTTGACCGTAGGTGAGCAAATTACCGCTATTGTCAAAGAATTGTGCAGCAACGCCGCCTACAGGTGAAAGTGTGACTGCCATTTGATTTCCTTTTATTCCAATAGCAAATTGTTGTTGGATGCTGCTTGCATAATCACCCAATTTGTACCGTCAGATACCATTGTCGCCCAATTCCCAATCACGTTCAACAGGATTGCGGTTCCAGCGGTTGCACTATCAATTGGCACAATGTTGCTTGATGCCGAGTTTACCAGTTGTGCCTGCAAGTTTTTGACTGTGATTGATCGACCAGTCCATGAAGATGCCGCAGGAAAAGTCAAAGTTAACGCAGAACCAGCCTTGTTGTTGATAATCCAAGTGTCTGTGTTAGCGATTGTATAGTCTGCGGTCTTGGTTAGCACCGTTGACAGAGGAACATAGTCCGTATTGGCTACCGCAGCAGAAATAGCGGTTCCGTTGCCCTTTAGCAAGCCGGTAATCGTCGTTGTCAGCGTTATAGCTGGTGTTGCGCCAGTTGTGACCGTACCAGCAAAACCGTTGGCAGACACCACCGAAACGCTTGTAACGTAAGTTCCAGCAGGCTGCTTACCGTTAAACGTGTTCCAGTCAGTGCTGCTCAAGTAACCGTTGGTGCTGGTTGTGGCCTGCGAGATAACCAAGTGGCTACCTGCTGTGCCCGAGCCAGACAGCGGGGCATCAGCGGTAACGGCCGTCAGGTAGGACCCGGCAGGCTGTTTGTTGTTGAACGTGTTCCAGTCGGTCGAGGTCAGATAGCCATTGGTTGACGTGGTAGCCGCCGCCATGCTGATTGCTGGAGTTGTGCCACCGGAGGACACCACAGGCGCTGTGCCAGTCACCGACGTTACATAAGTTCCTGCTGGCTGTTTACCATTGAAGGTTGACCAGTCTGCTGCTGACAAGTAACCGGCTTGGCTGGCGCTGGATTGCTGAATTGTCAGATTAGGCGTTGTACCGCCGCTAGATGCCAAAGGCGTGGTGGCTGTCACCGATGTGACCGTACCGCCAGTACCCGTGGCGCTTAACACACCACCGGCAAAAGAAACGCCAGACCCAATGGTGACGTTGCTAAACAGGCCAGACCCGTTGCCGTACAGAATAGAACTACCGCTAGTTAACGTGTTCCATGTCGGAGTGCCTGCGCCGGTAGACAGCAATGCTTGGTTTGTAGTGCCAGCAAGAGTAAAACTATAAGCCGTGCCGGTTCCGTAGGCAACAGCGCCAGCCGTAGGAGATGCCGAACCGTTAGTGCCACCAGAAGCAATTGCAAGCGTTCCAGCAAGCGTTACAGCGCCGTTAGTAGCCGTGGAAGGGGTAAGCCCTGTGGAACCGCCAGAGAACGATAAAACGCCTGTATTTGATACCGTGACGTTGCCTGTCGCGCTAGAAACTGAAATGCCTGTTCCGGCAATGTTTGACAATACGCCGGTATTTGCTACCGTGATTGTCCCGCTGCCATTAGTGACTGAGATTCCAGCGCCGTAGCCAAGCGTATGCAAAGCATAGCCGGTTCCGTTACCAATGAGCAATTGCCCGTTAGTTGGTACTGCGCTTAATCCAGTTCCGCCAGATGTTACGCCAAGCGCATTAGCGGTTGTTAGCTGAATGATTGATGGCGACATTAACCACAGCATCCATTCCCTAGCTGGACGACCTGTTAGGCCATCCAAAAAGGGCGATTGCGGTATGTTAATGTTGGTGTTTGTCGCCACCTTAAAAACTCAATAAGGAATCGCGTTAATTAAAATTACGTCACCAGCAGACATTGGCGAAGCAGTTCCAGTCGTAATTCCGAAACTAGTTACTGTTGCGGTAGTCTTTGTGCTTCCAGTTTGTTGCAAAAACAAAGAAGAACCATTTGTGATGTCGGCGGCGTAAACAATCCAACCATTAGGGGCGGCTGGAAATGTAATCGTACCGTTTGCTGCGCTGGTAGACCCAATTGTTATTTTAAAAGCAAAAGTGCTGTTTGCAAGAATAGTTGGGCCAGTTCCGAAGCCAGCCGAAATTGTTGGCAATGTAGAAGAAATCAACAAATTATTGTTAATTGACAGTGTAGTATTAATGTTAATGGGAGAGGCGATAAACGCCCCCCCTGGGCCCACTAAGCCGACACAGTTGCCATTCGCGTCATATTGCGCTTGAACGGGAACAAGATTATTTGTAGACGTAGAAGCTACAGCATTGACGTATGACATGATTTTCCTTTAACTTTGATCGACCAATGGGGTTACATACACCAAGTTAGTCCCAGATACGCTCTTTGCAGTAACGTAGCAAGGCAATTGGTTGTTAATAACAGGGCAGGCGATAACGATGGGCGTCTCCATTACTGCGGGCAGAATGAAGTCGCCTAAAGTACCGTCCCCTGGTACTGCTGCTGAATCGGTAGAAATTTGACTGAATTTGATAGCTACGCTTCCAGTACCCGTATTTAGGCAAGAAACGTAGTTAGCTTGGTCAGTCGTATTTGCTACCAATGCAACCGCCGAATGTGCGCTAGTCGTCACGGACAAGCCGAGAGTTTGACCAGCCAAACGGATTACAGAGGTGTTAGCCATGATTAGACAGCAGTCGTAGGCAACGGCAGACCTTCAGCGCGCACGATTTGGAATTCATAGATTCCAGCAGCAGGCGTAGCAGAAGATGCGGTCAGATTACCAAACTGAATAGTCAACACGCCAGCAGTCAAACAATCCGATTCGGCAATAAAAATGCCGGTAGTTTGGTTTGCAATGTAACCTTGAGCAATGATGATGTCGGTGGTTTGCAGACCTGGCAATGCGAAGGTTTGAACAGCCGTGGTGTTAGCAGCAACAGCAGCGGGCGTCAACGAGGGGCCAATGTAAAAAGTTTCGTGGGAATTACCACGGGTGATGGTCGTAGAAGACATATTGATTCCTTTAAAAGGGTAAGAAATTGTAACTCAAAAAGAAAAAAAGCCATCCCTTTTGAGGACGGCCTTCCTTCTATCTATACCCGTTTAGAACGGGACGCTGAAGTCGTAGCCGTAGACATATACGTCAAACGTAGCGCCTGCGACTGGAGTAGTCAGACCAGCGGTCACGTTCAAGTACAGGTTTTGCACGGTTCCAGCGGTAGCAGACGACGAAGCGGAAACCAACGACACACCTTGAGGGGTAGTCAAGTTACCTGCGGTAATCGCGCCAAACAAGCTAGAACCACCAGAAGTGGTAGCGACGCCGAGTGCCAATCCGGTGGGAGTGACAGAAGTGCCTGCTGCGTTCAGGTTGGTCACCATAAGACTTTGAAGCAGATAAACGGTGCTATTGACCACTTGGAAAGCATAGTTTCCGGTGGCGTTAGCGGTCACGTTCTTGATCGTGCCGATAAGACGCAGGGTGGTGGCGGTAGTAGCGCCTTGGGGGTGGGTAGTATTAGTTACTGCTGGGCCTGGATTTGCCATGATAGTTTCCTTAAAAAAAATTAGTAAACGGGGCCGAAGCCCCATTCAAATTTAGCTGGCGATACGGCAAGCCAACTCAGGGTAGAGAGGCGCCCAGCCGTACAAGACATCCAAACGTGTCGGGATGGAATCGTTGTTAATAGTGTACTGACGAACCACACGCATCGACAGACCAATTTCCTTATCGCTTGCACGACCAGCAAAATGGACTCCGTCCGGGAGCTCAAGATCAGCAACTGCCAACGTAAACGCATTGCGATGCATCATGATGTTCTGAGGAGAAGCAACGCCGGTGTTGTTAAACGCCGTGATGTTCTGAGAACCGGAAGATGTAATGCTCACGTTTTGGAATTGACCAGCGGTGATGATTGCAGGGCTAACTTGTACCGAGGTTGCGCCGGTTCCGACAGAAGTCGTAGACATCACAACAAAGTTACGCAGCTTGCCGTAAGACTGACGGTTCTGAGGGTTGACAGCGTACACGCCAGGGATAGTGAACACGTCACCAGCATTGAGCGTAGAAGCAGACGAAGCAGTCAGAGAGATTGTCGAGAATTGCGACCAACCAGAGGTCAGGAAGCCAGTGCCGGTAGTCACGTTGATAGCGATGGTGTTTGCAGACCAGCTACCAAAGTTTTGCGACACGACGTTCTGATCAAGTTTCCAGTTCACGCCAGCGGAATCACGACCCATCAAGCCCTTGCGGTATTGCTCACCGATGGCTTCTTGAGGCACAAACAAGCCCTTCAGAGAGTCAACGATGGTAGCCGAGGTGAACGGCTCAACAATGCAAGAACGACGACCGTCGCGGGGAGCGCCTTCAGAATCAAGGTAAGCACCAGCGGTCAGATAAGTAATCAGACCAGTGGGAGGCGTACCAGCAGTACCGACGATGTTGGCGGTGTTCAGGTTAGCCATAACCATACCGTCACGGTCAATCTTGTTAGCGATTGCGGCAACAGCGGGTTTCAAAACGCGGCTAGAGAACATATCCAACGACAAAGCGAGGTCTTGCGTGGTGAACTGGGTATCAACGTGGAATTGAGTGCTCAGAGTCACGGGGACGCTAGATTCGTTAAAGTCTTCAACGTTCAAAGCAGGGCCGGTAGTACCGATGAAACGACCAGGTTTACGAACGTTAACGGTGTTACCGATTTTTGCACCAACCACAGCGAACTGGTCGTCGTAGTTACGGTCAACTTCCGAAGTGAAAGTCAATTCATTTTCCAAGACCATCAATGCTTCATTGGTGATCTTGCTGATAGTTAGCAAGTTATTTGCCATGATAAATACTCCTAGATAAAAAAAGATTTACCGAATTTTTCCCGCTTTGCGTTGCGCTTTCCAAGCCTGATAGCTGCCGTGAAATTGACCGTTAGAGTCCACACTTGCTTCCATTGAACTGTTCGCGCTGCGAATCGGGTTAATCGGCGGTTTTGCTTTAGTTCTTACGACAGTTTCACTCGGCTCCGCTTGAGTTTGCTTCTCAAACCTTGCTTCTAGTTTCCCAATCTCGCGTAGTGCGGCATTTGGCGACATAGATGTAATACGTTTTGCAACGTCATCATCTTTTGCAAGGTGATATAGGATTTGTGGGCCTACTTCACTTTCCAAGATGGCATCACGGATTGCGTCATTAACAACAACGCTACTAGATGCCACCATGTCATCGAAATCGGGAATATCTGCTTTCGCTGCTGCAACTTTTGTCGTCCAGCTAGAAATTACTTTCTGCCGCTCGGCATCTGCCCTGCGTTCAGCGTCTTCCCTATCTCGCCTTACCAATGCTTGTTCAGCCGACCAATCTGCTAAAGCCTCTGCAAATTCAAAGGCATCAGTAAATTGCGAGGGCTGAGGCTTTGCGTCAACGGGTGCAGCCTGTTTAGGTTGCGTTTGTTGCTTCAAAGCCGCTACTTCAGCTTCCAGTCGTTCCCGCGCTTCGCGTTCCCGTGCCGCTTCTTGCCGCGCCAGTTCACGTTGCTTGGTTATTTCTGAAAACCTTTTCTCGATTTTCGGATTCTGTTTACGTTCTTCTGTCGGTTTCGCTTCTTCTTCCTCGCTTGCATCACTCTGCGACATTTCCTCTACCGGCTCTGATTTCTCAGCCTCGGGAGTCTGTTGTTCGTCAGCTAATCCAAGTCTATTTGAGTAAAAATCTGCTGCATTCTCGCTAGTCAATACTTGACCGGCTTCTTTTTCGCTACTTGCCATGAGTTTCCTCAAGAAATATACCCAGTTAATACCTAACTGGTAAGGTTGTGTGGTTTATACCACAAATTCTAAATAGCGCGTTCAACCGCCTCTGCGCCAGCTTCTTTTGCCGATATACGGTTAATTCCTGCCAACATAAGTGCCAGTTGCGCTTTAATATGTTCCACTTCAATTTGAGTTTGTGTTTTAAGCACGGTGTCGTGTGCCGCAGTATCTGTCCGCAGTTTCATATCGGCGTGGCGTTCGGCATCACGCATTTCAATATCGTGCGCTTTGGCAGTAACTCGCATCAATTCACGCTTGGTTTCTGAATCTTGCTTGACCTGTTCAATGTCAGCGCGTTGTTTCATAGCCAATTGCATTTGTTGCATTTGCTGCTGCATCTGCTGAACTTGCGCCTGCGCCTGCTTGAGTTGCATCTGCACTTGCGGAGGAATGGGCGATTTATCGTCAATCTGCGCCAGCGGATTACCTGCGGCAAGGCGGTCTGCAATGATGTCAGCGCCAGGGAAGTCCATGTTGCGGAAGATAAGGTCGCCAGCTTGCTGCATAAGCGCAGGGTCAACTTTAAGCATATCCACCATAGATTCCACAGCCTCTTGGCGCTTACTGTTGTAGCCAGGGCCGGTATCCATCACCACGTCGTATTTACCCACACTCATGTCGTGCATGACCGTCCAGACGCCTTGTTCGTCCTGCTTGGGTTCATTAATACCCACTAGGTCAGGCTTGCCATCAGGGCCAATAATTCGCATCACGCGCTGCGAGTCGTAAACGTGCGGAATCAGGTCAAGAATGATCTTGCCGGTGTGCTGGATAGATTTTGTAAGGTTGTCGTAAAAGTCAAAATTGGTCAAATCTACTTGCTGCTGCTGACCGTTCAACGCCTTACCGGACATATTGCCTGGCAGTTGTTGGCTAGGGTCGTAAATGCCCATCAGCGTGGAAATGTCCTGATTGATAGACTGTGCAGCCGCCATTACGCCGGTGGGCGGTGGTTCCGGTTGCAGGCGCTGCGGAGGTGGCGCCGAGTTTCCATCGATATCGGTTTGCTTGTAGCGCAGCAGCGGATAGGACTTGACGTTAGCGCCTGCCCATTCGTTTTCATGGCCTTCGTCTTGGCCTTCTGCCATTATCCATTTAGCCTTCGGCGCCAGCGCCACCGATTCGGTGATGGTTGTCTGCCAGAAGTTGTACATCCGTTGGGCGTCTTTGGCGTGGCGAACCATGCCGAACTTCTTCTTTTTGTCTCCAATCACCACATGGCGACCATAGACAGGCACGACAGGGATATACATCCCAGGCCATTCGCGTTCCTCAATTACTTCAATCGCCGTCAATTTCTTCCATTTCACCGTGCGTTTGTAGCTTAAGCGCTCATTTACCACTTCCAAACCAGCCAGTTCAAGGCGCTTGAAGAAATCTTTTCCCTCTGCAAACTTGCTTGTACCGTCGCTCAGTTGGTACAGGATTGCGGATTCTCGCTGGACGTAGAAGTATTCAGCGATTCGGATGTCTTCTTTGGTAATCCACTCGGATTGCGCGTCGCCCGTTCCACGTTGGGTAAATGAAGAACCATCGTCGCAGTCAGGGTACAGTTTGCGGAACTTTTCCTTGCTCATCATCGTAGTGATAAGGCATCGGTCAGCGTCGGAACCGTCTACACGCTCGGAATTCGGGTCAAAGTAGACCGTGAACGGGTTATCAATGGCGTCAATGTAGATTTCTTGGTCAAAACTGTCTTCGCTGACGTAATTGGTTGTAACGCGCCAATAGCCCCATCCCATGCGTACAGCGTGATCAAAGGCGGTATCGTAGGCGTTGTCGGCGTTGGAATTGACTTCAATGTGCCGTGTCATGCCCTCGATGACTTCAGCGGTCTTTTCCTGCGCTTGGGAGTTAGTGCCGTGTACCTTGATGCGTGGGCGCTGCTGGCGCTGCTGGTTGGTGACTTGGCGGCAGTATCCGTCCAGCTTGTTAATAGTCAGAATTGGGCGGGATTCAAGATTGCGCGAGTTTTGCAGTTCAACAGGCCATTGATCGCCATTAACAAACTTCAAATCCTCCAAGGCTTCTTGGCGGTTCATGGTGTCCGCATCGTTGCACAATTTGAGGAAGTCTTTAGCTTCGTCAATTATTGGGTCGTAATCACCATCGTAATCGCTCATATCTGTCCTTTAGCCCATCCAACTTTGTGGCATGGCATAGCTTGGTTTGCTTACTCTGCGCTTCGGTTCATTAACCACTAGGCCAAGCATTCGGAATGCGTCCGCACCGTGCGAGTAGTTGTCATGCAGCGGTTGTTTGCTGAATTGCTTGGTTTCAGGGTCTACGTCGTATCTATAGTGGCGGAGGCATTGTAGCCCATCATGGCAATTTTCCCTATCAAACCAGCAATTACGGAATAACGTCCGCGCTGCGTTAATACTGTCCACAATGGGAGTCCGTGGGATTATTTTGGTTTTGTATCCTGCTGTTCTCACAATTTGGTCAATCGAGCGCCCTGCCGCGGCGAGGGTTTTATTCTCGGCATCATGCGGAAGCCACAGCGTATCGTAGACGTAACCGTAGGTTTGCATCTTTGCCAGGTAGTCGCTAATGGTCTTTTGGCTGTCCTCAATGTACCGAATTAGCCGGGTTTCCATGCCGATAAACTGTACAAACCATATTGCGGTAGCGTCAGACCATCCCAAGTCAAAGACAGCGTGGACGGGTTTTGTGGCGTCATAAGGAACTCTAGTAATTCGATTTTCCAATTCTGACATCTGTAATTCACGGGCAAAAATAGCACCGTCTACCGTCTGGCGGCATAGACCTTCCCATACCGTGTTGTACGCCTCAATATCTCTATCTCGCAACGCATCTTTCTCTAAACGTAGCGTTTCAGGGAACCACGGATTGTCCGACCAGTTGATCTTGATGACCTTGCAGTTTTCCGGTGAGTTCAGCACAAAGCGCTGGTAGGTTTCGTCCGTTTCTAGTTCGGGGTTAAAGCTAACCCATATTTCGGATTCTTCCTTGCGGATGGTTGGGATTAGGGTATTCCATGAGGTTTTAGAGACGGTTTGCGCCTCCTCTACCCAACATTTATCCACACCCTCAATCGATTTGACGTTGGTTACGTTGTTCCGCAAGCCAACAAAGAAGAATTCAGTCCCGTTTTTGCCGCGAATGCTTTTGTCAGTGATTTCATAGAAGCCAGTTAGCCCCATGCTATCAATCTGGTCGCACAGCAGTTTATGGACGGAATCCTTGATGGAGGTCTGAAACTCACGAGCGCACAGGATACGCAGCGGAGACTTAGCCCCAAGGATTAGAAGCGCACGAGCGATTCCCCATGATTTAGCACCGCCTCGACCACCATAGCAAACCTTATAGCGGCACGGTTCAAACAGAAACGCCAGCTTCTGCGGGAATTGAACTTCCTTGATTGCCTTTTCAATGCTCATCAGGCTTTACAAAGCTAACTTGAATGCCGGTCAGCAGCGGAGCGCCATCTGCGCCGGTAATCTCAGTCTTAGTGCTTTCGCGGTACTTCTTGGGGAATCTTGCCGCCATTGACCGTGACCAAATACTAGCGTTCAGTTTGTCGCTTTCCTTGTTCTCAACCATGTGAGTTTGGGCAATATCCTCCCACCATTGCAGTTCAAATTCCTTCGCCAAGTCCAAGGCTTCTCGAAATTCTGGAAATTCTTCCCTCCAACGGTACAAAGTAGCCGTGCCAACGCCCAAATAAGCGCCAATAGCCTCAGTCGACTTACCTATCTTCCCAAATTCAATTACTTGGTCAATGTAGGCAGGGTCGTAGAGGCTTGGTCGTCCTACTGGGCGTTTAGCTTCAGTCATTTCTTTGCAGTCTTAGCGGATTGTTTGAATGCGGCAGCGGTAGGCGCACCTTTGCTGCCAGGCTTACGCATCTTCTCTACGGGTTTACCCTCGGCCTTCTCAGCCTTAATGCGTTGTTGCTTTGCGTGAATGTTTGCGTAAAGTCCGTTTGCCATTTAGCACTTCCAGTTCTTTAGTGATGCCTTTGCGCGTTCGGCAGGGCCTTTGGCGTTCTTTACTACGCCTTCCATCCGCGCACAAAAACTAGCCTTACGCCCTTCGTCCTTTTTGGTCTTGGGGTTTGGTGCTGGCGGTTTGAGATTGCTGCCGTTCTTGGCGTTGTACTCTGCACGGCCTTTAGCGGTCATTCCTGCGCCTTTTTCCGTGGGGTTGTAGGTTTTACCCTTCCCCGTGGTTTTGTGCGCTATTGGCTTATCGTGTGCCATTACTTCTTCTTCTTAGCGGCTTCCCGCTTTACTGCGTAGCTAATGGCGACGGCTTGCTTCACCGGCTTACCGGCTTTCACTTCCGTCTTGATGTTTTCTTTAAACGCTTTGGGGCTGGTCGATTTCTTGAGGGGCATCTTGTTTCTCCAGTTCGGCAATCAGGTTTTGATAGGCTTGGATGGCGCCGTTAATCATGTGAATGTTAACTTCCATTTGGCGGCCTTGCTTCATCAGGTCTTCAATTTTCGCGGTCAGTTGGTCTTTAGTCATACAGTCTCCATTACAAAACACACATCTTGCCAGGACATCTTTAGGTGGCGTTCACCGTTGATCTCTAGCGGTTCAAACTTGAGGTATTCGTCTTTATAGTCTTTAGCCAGCGTACCGAAGCATATCCGGTCGCCTACATTTAGCCCTTCAGACAGGGCATCGTCGCCACAGGCTACAACCGTGCCAATTGTCTCAGCTTCTGCGGTTTGTATATACAAAAGGTCGCTTTTCAGCCGTTTTTCAGGCTTGACGATGATCTTGTCGCGCAATGGCTTAATCATGTTGCACCTTCGCTGGGCGTCCGCGCTTTTTAGCGGTAATGTCGGCAGGAATATCAAAGACTTCTACCACATCCTCTTTCAAGGGTGGTTTAGCCTTGTATTCACCGCACCATTCCGTAGCATGGCGGTTAGCGTACTGGGGAAAGCGTTTGCACGTTCCCATAACTTTAAAATCCGTGAAGTACACGCACGAATTACAATTGCCGTCAACCATTACAAATCTCCTTTGTGGTGGCCAGGGACGGTAGAGGTTGCAGCCTCTACTTAATCCCGATTATTTGTACTCAGCGCGTTCGTGCGAGTAGCAATCGTGTTCACGGCTACCCCCCTTAAGTTCTCCTAGGCGACCATCCACTTTGCCCATGTGCGACTTATCGCGTTCGCCGATACCGTCAGCCATGCCCATTCCCACACCGCCCATAATAGGACGACGCTTTTCGCCAGACATATCCGAAGCCAGTACGCCTTTAGGCATCTTTTCGCCGGACGCGCCGGATTTGTAGACTTCTTTATCTTCCTTGGGAGTACCGACGCGCTTTTGGCCGGTCATGTCGGAAGCGGTAGCGCCTTTCGGCATTTTTTCCATTTTGGGGTAGCCCATATTAGGTTCCTTTGAGGGTTGGTTGTACAATGTACACGTCCATTATAGGGGATTTTCAGCTATGGCAACAAATTTTAAGTTCACCAAGGGCGAGGCTAAACACAATATGCCTGCTGTGTTTGAGATTGAGCGAGAGCATAAAGCAGAGCGTCGCAAGGTGATGGCTTTGGAAAAAGAACTCAAGGCGCATGAAAAGACTGATGCGGCTCATGCCCATCCAATGCACCGTTCTCATGAGGCTCAGTCCAAAGCCCCAATTCCTTCAATGCGGAAATAGTCTTGATATGGGCGTTAATCCACATTAACTCCCGTCCCATCCGACTGAGACTAGTTCCTTGGTCAAGTTCCATGTGGCAGGCATGGCATAGGCTGGCGATCTTTGTGTCGTCGGCTTTTATTCCCCTTCCTTTGCCGTGTTTAGCCATGTTGGAATGGGCTGCTGCTACTGTTCCGTCCTCTATGCCGCAATGCTGGCAAGGAATGTGTCTAGCGGCCTCCAATAGGCGTTTGTTGCGAATGTAGACGTGCTTTGGAAACATCATGCGGAAAACCTTACGCCTTTCTCTGCGCCAAATGCTTCCATCAATGTTTGAAGGTCGCACATTTCGGCTTTGGTCATTTTGCTGGTTGACAGTCCCAAGACCACAAATCCACCGTCCAAGCCTGGCACTACATCTTGCTTTTTGAGCGCCGCACTAAAAACGTGCTTCCAGTCATCCGGCGATAGCTTGCGTCCGTACCAGTCCACTTGTTTGCTAATGTCGGTCAGCATTGCCCACAAACGGGCGTTTTGCTCAAGGCTACGGGTGGAAGGTTTAATCTCCAAGACCATGCGCTGACCAGCCATTAACGCGCTTTTCAGTTGAGGCCAAATACTTTTGCTCATTGCCGTGTGCGCTTGCACGGGGTTTACGCATTCAATTGACAGTTTCATTTAACACTCCAATCATTCTTAACGCCGCTTCCGGCCCATCAATCCGCACCAACGTGCCGCCTGTCCAGTTTTTAAAAAAGTCCTCTTGCAGCTTGGTTAGCTTTTTTTTGGGGCCGTCCTTAATTTCCACCAGAAAAGTGTAATTCTTGTAGCCGACCAAAAGATCAACCGGCAGGCCAATAATCCAGACGTAAGCGCCAGCAGCCCTCAATGCGCTGACAATTTGAGTCTGATTAGCGTCTATTCTGGCTGCGTATCGCATAGTTCTGTCTCCACAATTTCACGCATAAAAGACCGGCAGCGGCTGTCAAACCCTGCGCCGTAATGTTGGGCGGCTTTTGCTATTTGGCTTGTTAGCCAGACGTTAGCCTTCAGCTTTCCTATTAAAGCGACAGTCGCAAAGTAGGACGGGACAAGCATTCTTGCCTCCGCTTTTTCCAGTTGGGCGCGGTCAGACATCAGTCGCCGCAGAAACAAGCAATTGTTTCTTCATTTGGGTCAAACATATCATGCTGGTCTTTGCTATATTGAATCATTTGTGCATAGGTAGGATGACCAGGATTAAATGTTGCCCCAATCTTTTGCTCCATTGAAGCCCACCAAATCGCCCTTTGCGGCTTATCTTTGATTAACGATAAAGTGTGATTAGCTTTTTTAAGAAAACAAAGATCACAATTGCTTAACAAAGAATTCCCACTCACAGTAATGGTTTGCAAGTCAAAAGGCTGTTTGCTCCAAAATTGCAAAACGTCTTGAACTCCAATGCCAGCACTTGCTAATGGTGTTTCTTTAATGTCTTTGTTAGTCTTCATTTTAGCTACTCGACTCGGTTCATCTGCCCTAATGCCAACAAAAGTAACGTATTCATTAATGCCAATGCTTTTCAAGTAACGATCAATAGGGACAATTTTTAATTCTTCAGTACAAAACCTTGCAAATGGATTTGGAAGGTAATTCTTTTTTAGGATTAATTGTTCAAAAGGTTCACCATTTCTGCTTGCTGATTCAAAATCAACAATTTCAAATTTCTTTTCATTGTCTCTAAACTCTAACCAAACAATAGGAATACCCCAATTTTTAGAGCAATTATCTACAAAACGTAAAGTAGCCTCATCTTCCTTTCCAGTATTAGCAAAACAAACAATAGCTTCATCAGGCAAATTTCCACCGTTTTCTTGAAGAACATTCCAAAGCATAAATGCGCTAGTTCTACCGCCAGAAAAGCTAATCACAGTTGGTTCATTAACCCGAAATGGGCTTATTTTTTTATTCATAGGTAAAAGGCGCGTCACCAGCATTGCCGACAAAGCAGCCTGAATCCCTGTGCAACCATAGACCAATGGCAGGTTCACCGTCCGCAGACCCTTCGTAATGCCGTTGTTTTTTGCACAAAAGCAAGGAATCAGGCTCTGCCGCCAGCTTTCCAAACTGCCCAGCCTCACGCGCGTCCCGTTCCTTTTTCTTATTTCTGAAAACGATAAACAGGTTATCCACCTGGTCAACCACGGAACCACTGCCCTTGAGATCGTATTTATCCGGGATTGCGTCTTCATTGACGGGCTTGCGAACGTGGTGAATCAAGTGGATGTGAACCTGCGTGTCCTTGGCTATGGCAAACAGTTCGCCGACCAACTTCTTTTGCCCGTTCATGTCGTCCTCATCACCCACCACCTTCATCAGCGAGTCAATGAAAACGTGCTGAATGCCCAATTCCTTGGCGCAATAGCGAGTCATGCCTATCACC